CCTCGGGAGTTTCGCTTGTTATAGCGCCGGATCTTAGAAGACAGTGACATAAACCGAACTTAAGTAGGGGTATTTCCCGTCACAGGAGGTCTGGGTTGGTTGCCACTACCCAGGTGAACTTCAATGGATCACTAGACCCTTAGCTGGCTAGCCATTGAGCCTAAAGAGTTTCACAATAAAACTAGCATCGTCCCGATAATCTTATAGCAGGTTGTCTTTTAAGGTTTAAGGTTTATAACAATGTCCCTTGTCTCTTTCGTGCCAACATACGCGTCTTTTTCGAAGAAGTCCTGGTTTGCCAAAGCCGGTGACCCTTCGATTAAGCGTGTTGTGTTGAGCGCGCCCCATAGTGTTTACACTACCTTCGGCGGAGATGCTGTAACCGGCAAGGCTGATATCGAGTACGTGCTTGATGTCAGCTTGAAAAAGCCTGATACGCCTCTGCCTTTTTTGACTATAGATAAGTCCGCGGCTCCAATTGGCTACCAGAGTTCTGAGGAACTTCGTAGCTTGATTGAGTCGTTGAAAATCCGCCAGTCTTTTGCTGTAGCCTCCATCGGAGATAGCGCTTTCGACCTCCGGTCGCTTGCCTACGTCTGCGGTGCTGCTGTAGCTTCTACTAGCTGTTTTGAAGACTTTTACTACGGTCCGCCAGTAGTATCCGTCAGTACGATTTCTCCGACGTGGAAAGTACCGACAGTTACTAACTTAACCATCGCGGGTGGGTTGGCTAACACTTCAAGTGAATTTGCCACCTTAGCCCGTTTCGCTGCTTTAGCCGGGTGCAAGTCCGTCACTTTGATGAGTGACATCATTCCACCCCGCAGTCACACTGCTCTGCAGGGGGCTCAACTCGGCGTGTTCGCTCTAAAGGTGTTCGCGAACATTATAAACGCTGCACAGTCTTGCTCATGTGCTGGGGCTCACACTGAAGCTTTCTTCAGTGGCATGACCAGCGTTATTACCCTGAACTCCCACACAGATGAAGGGGGCTTTCTGCGTGAGGCGGTGAGAGAATGCGAGTACCCGAAGGCAGTAGGCGTCCTTCCCGTAGGTGTTGCTTCCTATTTCGGAATCTCACCTATCATGGACCTTGGATCTAGTTACTTACCCCAGGTCGGTATCGGTCTGTTCCTAGAATTCGTCGGTACTCTGGTAACAAGTGACCCTGGTGGTAAGGAAACAACCTTATTGGTCCGTGATACCTCTGGGTCGAGTCCTTCTTGTTTTCCTGGTTTGCGCCCAGCCTTCTACTCTTTGATGGCTAGGTTCCGTTCTCGAGTCTGCGAGGACTACGACTTGCACCCGTCCGTAGTTGGAGATGATTCTTCTCACAACCCTTTTTTCGTTGCTGATCTGGAGAACCGCCACTTGGACTTCCCTGTTATTCAGCCTTTTTATTGGGTCGAGCCTGGCCCCTTATCTGTCAAGGAGAGAGACTATCAAAATGTTTGTATTCAAGGCAGTCGTGTTGATTTGCCTCTCTTTTCAGGTGACACGGTCCAAGAATCTTCGGGGTATGTTGAGGTGCATGGCCGCGTACCAGTAGGTAATGCCATGTACCTGAGGGCGAGCAAGGCCAGGCCACGAAGTGAAGGTTTTCAGTACATACTTTCTCAGCGTTACAGGGATGAGAACGGACTTAGTCTCATGGAGGTTATTGCGGACAATCGTCTGGGCACCACCACCACTCAAGCTGTTTTTGTCGAGCCCAATATAACTAACGTTTCTCAGCGTAGGTGGATGACCCCCCATAATCCAGTTGCCTCTCCGGCCGAAGGTATAACTTCGTACCCTCAGTCTATGGTTTTTTACTATCGTGGCTCGTATGCTGAACCAACTCTACAAGATTGGAAAACGGGCAAAGTCAGCAGTTTCACTGGCCCTATTCAGGTTAAAAGTCGGAGTACTGGCGATACTGAACACCGAAGCTGCAGGCATATTTCTGAGTCTAACTTGCGTTGGCTCACAAACAGGGGAAAGTACGCTCCAAAACATGTGCTTGACCTCTCTTCTCTACC